CATGACCTGAAGCGGGTGGCCAGGCACAAGGACAATCCACGGGTTTCTCGCACGGATTACAAACTTGTAATACGCCCAAGTTATTCCCAAGCTGCCGACACCCTGGATTCCCTCATCGCCTCTGCCTCAGCCGCCCTCAGCGCTGGCCACAAGCTCAAACTCGGTGCTGACATCGAAACCCGCGCAGGGCACATTGCCTGCATTGCCTTCGCATGGAGTTCCTCAGAGGCCATTTGCATCCCTCTTATGTGCCAGCACTCGGATGAAGGCTACTGGACTCTGGAAGAAGAATCCCAGCTTGTACTCCGCATGATTCGCCTGATGTCGCTGGTGCAGATCATCGGGCAGAACTGGAACTACGATGCGCAGTACATCTATCGCTATTGGCACTTCCTCTGCCCGGACGTGCAAGACACGATGATTCAGCAGCACTCCTGCTTCTCCAACCTCCCAAAAAATCTGGCCTTCCTCTCTTCGATGTATCTGGAGGATCACCTGTATTGGAAGGATGACCGTACCAATTGGACTGACGGCCCCAAGGGGGAAGGTGAGGACAAGTATTGGATTTACAACTGCACAGACTCCTTGCGCACTCTTGCGATCCATGAAGTCCTGACACAAGTTGTGAAATCCCTCAAGCTCGAAGCTGTCAACGCCTTCCAGCAATCTCTCGCCCCCTGCGTTCTCAAGACCATGAATCGTGGGATTCGCATGGATACGCGCAGGCGTGCTGCCTTCTCCCAGGAACTCCTGCAGGCACGAGTTGCCCGAGAAACCTGGATGGCGGAAGTCCTTGGCCATCCAGTCAACATCCGCTCTCCCAAGCAGATGCAGGAACTCTTCTACGAAGAACTCGCGCAGAAGAAAGTGCTCAAGCGAAACGCAGAAGGCGGCATGTCACCTACAACCAATGATGAGGCCCTGCACAAGCTCGCAATGCGGGAGCCAATCCTTCAGCCCCTCACCCGCACAATCTCTGAACTGCGCTCTCTGGGAGTCTTCAACTCAACTTTCGTGGAGGCGCAGCTGGACACAGATGGCCGCATCCGCACCACTTTCAATATCTGTGGGACTGAGACTTACAGGTTTGCCTCTAGCAAGAACGCCTTCGGTTCCGGACTGAATTGCCAGAACATCCCGAAGGGCGGTGAGGTCGAAGGCGGTGGCTTGTCCCTGCCGAATGTCCGCAAACTCTTCATTCCAGACCCCGGCATGGCCATGTTCGACATTGACCTAGACAGCGCCGACTTGCGAATTGTAACATGGGAGAGCGACTGCAAGTGGATGAAAGACCACTTCGCCAATGGCAGGAAGCCCTACATTGAAGTCATGCGGGAGTATTACCGCAATCCCAGTATGACAAAGAAGTCACATCCCAGGGAATATGGCATGTTCAAATCACTATGCCACGGAACAAACTACCTGGGAACTGCAGATGGCATTGCCCCGCGCATCGGACTGCTTGTGCATGAAACCGAGCGAATCCAGAAATGGTACTTCGGACTTGCACCGGAAATCAAACGCTGGCAGGAGGACATCAAGAAGCAGGTCAGTGGCCGCCGGTACGTGCAAAATGCCTTTGGCTATCGCATACATTTCTTTGACAGGATAGAAGGGACTATCTTCAATCAGGCAGTTGCATGGATACCACAATCAACAGTAGGCTGCCTCATCAATCGTGCCTATGTCAACATCCACAACAACTTGCCGGAGGCTGAAGTCCTACTCCAAGTTCATGACTCCCTGATGGGGCAGGTGCCCATAGAAAACAAGGAACACTGGCTAAGGAGGATTGTGGAGGAATCGCAGATCGTCATTCCCTACAGCGACCCGCTTGTGATTCCGGTGGGGATTGTCAGTAGTGAGAAAAGCTGGGGAGATTGTGAGTAGGTTACTGGCTACCACCTAGCCCAGACACCGAATCCAGCAAAGGTGTCCAGCCCTCTACCCTGCACTTGTGTAGCTTCAGCAATAGCTCCCAAGTGCAGGGCTTTTACTTGCAGTAATTCCTGCCGCACATACGCCTTCACTGCCGGCATCCCACCTTGCACTCCAGCATACATTCCCGCTTCCGAGTGCTGCTGCACACCCACCCAAGGCAGCGGCTCTTCCTTCACATACTGCGTGGTGACTCCAGTTGTTGTGTCCAACACCGCAGTCACAGTTTGCGGATGGTCATTTGCTGCCACCTGGCTCGCACTCACAACCGACTGCGCCGCGTCATCTTGCACAGCCTGTGGGAGTTTCAACTTGCGCTTCACCGCCGGCCTGTATGCTCGCACCTTCGCAGCAGGCACCACCACATCTTCCTTTACCTCTCGGCGCACCTGTGGAGCCACCGCTGCCAGTACCGCAACATCCGGCTTTGGCTCCCTCACCACTGGCTTCAGCAATGACCAGGAGAAATTCACAATTGCCATTGTGGCTGCAATGGCCACCACGACTCCCCCGATCAGGTAATATTTTGTCCTGTCGTTCATCCCTCATCCCTCCATGCACTGTTTATATTCCTGCTGCCTGCGTGTCACAAGTCCCCCACACAGACGCTTGTACCTAACGTCCGCGCAGTCATTGCCTTGGTAACGTGTCCAGCGAAGAATCTCCCCACACGCCCCTTTGTAGTCACCAGCGTTCACCTTCTGCACCAACCGCGAATTACAAAAAGCCTTCCCCCCGATGTTATAGGCCAGCCCCACAAAAGCATCATACTCCCCCTGCGCCAACGGTACGTGTACACACTGCTTCAGTGCCCCTTCAAAGGTGCTGATATCACGCAGTGTTCGACCGAGCGCTCGCTGAGGAGTTGTGGTATCTCCCAGCCGCACTCCAGCAGTTGTTCCAAACCCTATTGTCGGAACATCCCCTGCAACGGGAATAATTGCCTTGCTGCTATACCCCTCCTGCCCCACAATGGCCACAAGCCCTGCGGCACTCAGCACCAGTCCGGCAATCGCAGCACGCCTGCGGTTCTCTGGTGCCATCAGAGTTCCTCAGTCCCCGAGTCCACAGCAGTGCCCTCTTCTGCTTCCCGGCGCTGCACCAGAAGCCGTGCGATGATGGCAGCCACAGTCACCACAAAGGTAAGCCCCGCAAACAGCATCTGCGGCAGCCTGTCTCCAACAATCGGCAATGCCATTTCAATTCCAGAAAGCACTGCCACCAGCAGCATTAACCTGAAGCTCCAGGCTTTCCTGACTATCCATTTCCAGTCGTCCAACAATATCTTTTCCATCCCCGTTTCCTCCGAGCTCAGCTTACAATTGTAGTCGTATTTACCAGTAACCAGTGCGCCCCATCACTTCTACAGAGCTTTGCCCCACCAGTAGCATCTGACACTTCGATGTATTTCCCCGTACTCCCACTTGCTGAAGGCAGTGTGGCCAGCGTGTACACTGGCATTTGCATCGGGGCATTGGAAGTCAGCCCCTTCTGTAACAGCGTAAACCAAGTCACCCAAGATACCGCAGTCACCTTCTCCACGCCTTGAGGGGCAGGAGGCAGCGTAATAAATCCCATCGTCAACGTCCTTTAGTCTGTGGTGCAACGTCAGCCCCACCAATATCGATCAGGAGTTCCTCCACGCGCAGCGGTGTGTTGTCCACATGGCGAAAATGAAAAGCCCTGCGGCGCGTTGCGCCAAGGCGCAGAGTACGAACCCGTGGGGAGTTCATAGCCAGCGCGCGAAAACCTGACCAGCTTTTATAGTCTGTGTCGGAATAGCGCAAATATCCAGTTGTCAGCACTTTATCCCCTTTCACCTCAGCAGCGGCAATCCGGGTCAACGTGGAGGTCTCACCTGGAGAGAGGTTCTTTGTCACGATGTTGAAGTCAATTGGGCCGGTATAGTCAGTGTAAGTAGTTGTGTCCAGCTTCTCCACTGCCCCACTTGCGACATCAAGCAGGAGGTTGTTCCCTGCAGAGGCAATGGCAGTGAAGTAGGAGTTGGAAGTAATGCTCACTTGGCAGTTCCCTGCGACAGTTCCTGCAGCTGGAATAGTCGCCCCTATCAATGCATCCCCAGTCTCTGTAACCAAGATATTCCCATAAGAGTCCAGCAAATACGTGGAATACTCAATGGTATAGGTGAAGTAAGTCGCGGTTGCTGATGTTACCAGAAACATCCCATTGAACAGTGGGTTTGTTGCCCCAGTAATCACTACATACGTCCCTGCCAGTGGGAGTGTACCCGTCATTGTTCCTGTGACAGTTGTAAGGTCACTCCCAAGGGTCAGAGCTACTGGAACTGCTGCTGTGGACTTCCCGCTTGACCAGTACGTCCAGTGCTTTTCCGTGAGATTATAACACAACGTAATGGCACTTCCCACCAGCGACAGGATGTAAAACAACCTCCCACTGATTGCCAGAGAATATCCATACACCCCAGATAAATCATCCAAATCCAATATGCTGTCGATACTCGGCGTAGACACTGGAGTGATCTGTGCCCCGGCAATCATCGAGACTGAGCGACCAGTGAGGGTCTGAGAGAGGAAGAATATTGCATCTCCCAGTTTTGCTATCGAACCGGCAGAAGCGCACCCGATGGCCTGCGTGAGATTCTGTGCATAGCTTAAAGGGCTTCCAGGGGGTGGGTTTGCAGCATCCCAATAGAATGTAGTCGAATACTGGCTAAAGCTCACCAGATAGGTAAGATAGTGCCCAATTGCAACTGAAATCCCAGTCATGTCGGAGACGGTGAGGAAGTTCAGTGCAGTCCACGAAAGCGGATTTGCCAGGTCAGAACCGTAGATTCTCCCTGTAGGGGTCTTCACATAGTACGTTCCGTCCAGATAGGCCACACCAGGGACTGTCGCCACTGGGTAGTCAGGATCAGTCACCTTAGACACGGCAGTCCCATCAAACTGCCACATGCCTGCAGTGGATTTCAGTACAACATACGGTGTTGTGATGTACGGGGGATTGGCGACGAATTGATATTGCAGCCCCGCTACGGTTACAGATGGAATCACCCAGGAAGTCCAGGGAGCCGCAAGCAGCACAATCTTGTCAGCGATAATTGCATAACTATTCCCTGACATTGCGAAAGCCCCCTGCCCCGTACCAGCAGAAAACTGATGCACCAAAGACAGTCCTGGCCTTTTCGATACTTTCTTCTCCCCGTTGACTGTCTGCACATAGCCATTCAGGATGTAGGAATCGGACATTGGCAGTCCATTCCGCGACTCGATTTCAACTGCCAGAGAGAGTCTCATGCTAGTAGCCTATCGCCAGATACTGTGCGTAGGAGTTAGCTGTAGTTGTACCCCCAACACCAATCTGGAGAGTTGCTTGCAGAGCTTGCTGTACCCAAAGGGTGGTATTGCTAGAGGCATCTGAGGATGTAACTGTCACAAGTGCTCCAAGAGCCCCATTCGGGAAAGCCACTTGATGGGTGACAGTTACATGAGAACCACTGAAACCGTTTACATTAACCATCCCACTTTTGAGAATAAGCCCCGCAGGATCCCCAGGGATAGAAAAGGAAAGCTCACCCCCTGTATTGTGATAGGCGAACTGGCTAAGATTCACCGCCGCTAATGACCGTGTGGCAGGAGCACAGTATACTTGGCCAGAAGTCTGCATCTGCCAATACCCCTGTATCCAGGTGAGTTCAACCGCATTTGTAAGACCAGAGGGGAGGGCAAAGTATGCCCCACCCATACCTGTGTTGTCAGGGAACATAATCAGATCAGTCCCCCCACAAGCAATCATAATCGAATGCGACTGCGGCGAGAGTATTGTGAAATTCGTGCCAGGTGCTGGGGAGGTTGGAAGTGTGATTGTCCCACTGACCTCCGCAGGGACAATTAGCTTTCCAGACTGCGCTGGCACTAACGTCACGGGCGCAGTTACATTCACCACATTAAGGCCTGTGACTGAAGTTCCCAGCATCGCACTTATGGCAGCCGATTTCATCACCCCTGACTGCGAAAGCACCACCAACTCATCCCCAGTTAGACCTGTCGCAGCTGGCAGTTGTGGTATTGTTACATTTCCCATAGCAGTTACTTCCTAGGTTAAGATTCTGTTAAAGGTATGGAAGCAATAGCCACTGCCAGCCCCATACCTACTTATCTGCCTTCCCATCCAGCTTATCTTCAATCTTGTCCAGCTTCTTGAAAAGTGCCTCTATTGTGTGCTCGAAGTCGTCCCGCCGAAGGTAGTTCCCTGCCACCAGCACCTCAATCTGGCCAACCTTATCCGCCATTTCTTTGTCAGCTATTTGTAAGTCTTTTACAGCCTGCCAGACAGCATTGAGCAGGAACCCGATCAATGCTCCGAAGCCAGTCAGTAGCCAGTTTATAATTGATTGTTCCATTCACAGTCCCTTTAAGAAATAACAGGTTGACCTGACTTCCAATCATAAGAGTGGATGCCTGCCACAGTGGTCGCAGTCTTGACTGCAGCCTTCCGTGTCTGCAAGTGCTGAAACATCGCCCAACCTTGTGTGCCAAAAGCCTGCGCCAGCCCTTGCAGGTCTGCATAGGTGAACGGCACTTGCGTGTCGTCTGCCGCTACCCAGTAGAAGCCTGATGGGACAGTTTGCGTGGCGCCAAAGGATAGCAGCATGCTTTGCAGGTTTGCCACACTGCTTGGGTCGGCCTGATATATCTTGGTCACGCCGCCCTTGCTAGTGTAGCTCACCGGGGCTTGGATGGCTTGCTGGTAAGCAGCCTGAAGCGTGGCGATTTGCGCTGCCTGTGCTTGTGCGAGAAGCTGCGCAGGGGTTGGAGGTGGGGGTGGAACCAACGTTCCCTTGTCAACGAAAGGAGTAGAAGCTCGTGATTCCCATTGTGCTGGAGTAAGCTCAAGAAGGTCTGCTGCAGCGGGCAAAGAAGAATAGTTAAACTCTTCAGTGTCGTACCAGCCAAGAACCGGAGTAGGCTGAGAAGCAGTTGAATCAAAATATGCATATTGTGTCATTTTAGTATCCTATGGCAAACCAGGCAAAATTTGTACTGGCGTAAGCCGATCCAGACCATCCCCATGCTTGTGCCTGCGTGGTAGAAGCTGCATTTATAGCGACAGTATGACACGCACTGCTAATATCATTAGCCAAAATGGATCGACAGGCATTAGGAAAGGCAATCGGAAAATTAAAAACAACGGCGGTTGAAGAGCCGGATGTCTGCGGCGTTGTGCCATCTCCAGATTTACCCCATTGCTCAATAAAATACCCGGTAGGACTATTAGCACTGGGTACTTTACGCCAGCCGTATGCTGCACTATTTGCAGAAAACTGCCCTAAATTGACCGCTTGATTACTTACTGTTGCATTGGGGACTAGAACACCACCGTTAAACGATAAATCCAGGTTACCGGCCCCGCGAATAAACGACCCATTCGGGCCAATTCCGGCGGTCAGGATTCGTGAATCATTAGAACCAAACGACACACCTACTGTGGGAGTCGTAGTTCTCAGCAAATCAACTCGATGGGTATCATAATCAGCAGGAAGCGAGGTAATGTTTTGCGTTACTGCTAACCCACTAAAATTCACGCTTAACGCTGGGTTAATAAGTTGCCCCAGATTTACCGCCTGATTACTTGCTATTGCATTGGGGACTGCTAGAGGATTCACAAAAGCTGGTACAGTATTCTGAAACACCAGTGGCGAACCGCCGGTTACGTCATACTCACCAGAACCCCGCGATGTAAGCTCAATCCACCCACTGTCGGGGATGCTTACAGTCGTGGGGCCTGTCGTACTCGTCAGCCCAATTGATGGAGAGTAAATAAACTGGTCGCTGTGGGACACGGCAGTAAAGCTGCCACTCTGTCCATACAGCACAACCTTGCTACCTGCTACTGGATTGGCTATAGGGAGTGTGACCGTCGCTCCCCCTTGAATCTGAACCGCGCCGCCCCAACACGTCGAGGGCAAAGTCCCAGTGGCAAAGCCCACAATTACCTTGTTGTAGTTACCAAGTTGCCCCAGATTCACCGCCTGCCCACTTTGTGTCGCGGGCGCTACCGGCAGACTGCCACCTGTTGTCGCCACCAATTCAAACGCATTTGCCGCAGCGTTCACGCGCAGAATCGCACCGTAGCCTGCCACCAGTTCGCCGCCCTGCAGGGCGGTCGCAGCAGGCCCGTATATCGGGAGCGCCGCCAGCCCATTGATGGATAGCGTCGAGGCGCCAGTGTTTGTGGCATTGATGTTCTGAATCGATACGACCATACCCGGCGTGTAGGTACTGATCGCAGGTTGCAGGTTCATCGCATAGGCATTTACACTTCCTACGTCCCCAGCGGTGACGGATGACGCAGTTTGTATTATCGTCAGCAAGTTACTGACGATTGATGGGCTCAGTGTAAGTGACAGTTGCGAGGACAAAGCCGTTAGGAGGTTGCCCACGAACCCATTTACATCCCCATCATCCAGCGCATCCAACCCTCCATTTGCCACGATCTGCGCTACTGCAGCTGCGATAAACGACGACTGCCGCCAGACAGTGTTGAGTTGCTCCGTTACTGCTATCCCATCCACAAAGCCAGTTGAAATTACTGGCAATGAGGCATACACGGCTGGTGCGAGTACATTCGCACTAGCCCCAGTGGCAAATGGTAAGAACTGATTCACGCCAGGCATGATTTAGGCTGCTCCAACTGACTCTGCCGCCGCATCCACAACAGGTGGGGGCGTGAGTTGCATATTGACTTGACCTTGAATCTTACTCACCAGTAGCGCCACTTGCCCATAAGGTAAGGCACCAATAGCCTGACCAATCAGAGCAACCTCCTGATTAGTCAGAGTAAGTGTGAAGATTTCTGCGTCTGTCGGTGCTTTTTGTTGCTGCATGATGGATAACTCCTTTTTAATCTCTGTTAAGGTACTCTAAATCTCTGGATAAAGCGCACTTTCGCCCCCCTCTACGCAAGAAGCCAGTATCAGGATGCAACCAAAGTCCTTCCATGATTGTTGTTTGTATAGTAGAGACCAGTCGGGGTAATCTCAAATAGTACAGGGCCACCAGCACTGGTATATGCGAAAAGGCATGTGGAAATATACGAACCTGTGTTGCTCATTGCTATGTAGGCATCATCATACCCCCAGGTAAGCCGCGCCCCCGGCCCGACCTGCATAGCCACCAGTGCTGAGCCCGCTAGTGGGGATAATGCACCAGACTGAATAACAATCCCTCTGTCGTATGTTGTGCCATTAGACACCATACCGATCCCACAGGAGATTGGATAGTTTGGTGTTAGATCACCGCGACCAGCACTCAGCCAGAGAGCCGCGCACAAGTTATCAGCTGGGATTGCCGAAAGTGTCGTCACACTGCCAGGCGTGGCTGATTTTTGGTTCACAGCCGTGAACTCTGCCCCTTCTACATAGTGGCCATTCGGCAACAGTCTTGCCTCGCCGTATACGCCATAGGCTGAAGTGCCAGTGGTGCTAGATTCGGCATATCCACACAGCCCAATAGTGCCTTGGGAGCCACTCCCAGCCCCGACCGACGTGGCATAGCCAACAATCGCTGGCATACTTGGTACAGCAGCATTGCTTACCTGTAGTGGCGCGCCTGTAACCCCGCTCGGCTGCGGGACATTCCCAGAAAGCCCAATACGCACAATAGGAGTTGCTGAGTTAAACGTATTGCTCCCACTCCAGGTATTATTCAGTGGTAAAAGATTCACAATCCCCAATGTGGCTGCCCACAGATCAGTGAATACTTGAGCAGTACTGCGGAGTTCCACTACTGTTCCTACTGGCCATCCAGTTGCCGTTGTCCCTTGCTGCCCACGGCTCAAGCTACTAAAAGTGTCCCCAGAACGGGCGGATGCCTTTACAATCTCCACAGCCCCTCCAGTCGGGGCTTGTAATGTCAGCCAGCAATAATCTCCGGCTGTCGGTGCTGGGAATCCAGCTCCCCCACCGGTCAGCACTGACATGGAAGTATCCCCAGCTAAAAGTGCTACTGCCAGTGTCGTGGAAGCGTTGTTCGTGAAAAGTGGCTTTCCCATGTGCTACTCCTACTGATTAGAGTTGTGTGATAGCCCAGGTGATTACAAGGGTATCTCCTGCGTTTTTTGTCATAGCCGTAAACACTACATGGCTATACATCACACCAGCGCTGGCGGCGTTAAAAATTCCTGCTTCTTGCCAAACACCTGTTCCAGTACCTGGAGGGAAACTTGCCGAAAAGGTGGTGACAGGGCCAACAGCCGCTGCGCTTGTAACAGCAACCCGTGCTAGTTCTGTCCCCAGCGTAGTGTTGCTAAGCACTGGAGTTGTGCCATTTGTGCCAACAGCAATCCACCCGAATGGGGTTATTGCCGCCCCCAGAGCGGTTGCAAGGAGATTTTTCCCTGCTTGAACGATCAGATTATCGCACTCCCTCACCTCTCGCAACTGGCCGTCAGAGTCAAACCTTTCGATCCTGACGTGCCCTTTCGACGATGCCGCTTCCTTCAGTGCCTGTGTCATGTGATACCTCAGCCTAATACTGTTGAGTTAAGTGTAGAGGAGTTCAGTGAGTTTGACGTCACGACTCTGGCAACAGAGAATCCCTCGCTCTGGGAGGTTGTCTCAGAAAAGGATACTGCTGCGCTGGATATATAAGTAAAGCTCTCTGAGGCTCCTGCCGTGGCCTCTGCCAGTGCGATTTGCAGAGTCTCCGGTTGCCGTGGATGCCACTTCCCAGTTCCAAACCCCGACAGTGTCTGCGTCTGCACTCCCAGCGCAAACCACCCGCCGTAGACTGGTGCAGGGGGAACAACTGCTTGCCCATTCGACCTGCGCCAAGGAATTGCAGCCTCTGCTGCTACCCCACGGACAAAGTCCTGAGGATTTCGGACTTCCTTGTGCTCCTTGCAGACATAGTGCCCATCCCAAGTCAGCATTGCATCGCCAGACTTGTTCTTCCTGCCGCAGAGGTCGCAGTAGAAGTTCCATTGACCTGGGGCGAAGTAGTCAGCGCGGCTCATAGGGAGGGGTTATTCGCGTGGATTACAGGACTGTAATAGGGGGAAGTAACTCTCCAGTTATAAGAGGTCATCCTTGCGATGGCAAACCCGATCCATACCAAAGCACCTATTCCGTACACCGGCCCCCGCAAGGCCCCTTTCCGCGCTTCCTTCCCCCCTTCTTTCATGCTTCCCATTCCCATGAAACCGCATAACCAAAATCTTGCAATTCTGGCAATTGCCTCTCCAGTCTTTCCCCAATATCGATCCGATACACTGGAGAATTTGACACCTCCAATTGCTTCACCCTGGAAAAGGCCCCCGTAACAGCTTCCGCTACGCTCCAGCCCCTTCCACTGACTGTGAGGAGATACTGCCCCGCACTCACCAGCGAAGGGACGTGCTTGAGGGAACCCGAGGAGAAGTCTGGTGCCATGCCAAGTTTCATCTCACTGGGGTGAATGAAATAGCGGTTGCTGTCAGTGATGCCCCAAACCGGGAATCCACTCACAGTAGCGCGGGGGAGTTTGTTGAAAGGAAAGTCAGCGTGAGCCACCACGAAGCCAGCCGCAATCTGCCCGGAGGGCCTGAAGGTGTCCTTGCCGTTGACCGCATCCAGCATCCATCCTGCCACATCTGGGTGCAGGATTTGCTGAATTTGCATCAGGGGCCAGCCAGGGCGGGTGGTGAACTCCAGGGGCCAGGGCCTACCCTTTTTGTCAATAATGACTGCCACGTCAATGTAGCCGGTATAGCCCTGACGGATGAGCTGAGCTTCCAGCGGCAAGAGCATTTCCTGCGCCAGCTTACTTTCCTCAATTGGGCAGTATTTCATCACCGTGCCCATTTCCCCAGTATTTCCAGAGATGCAAACTCTGCCATTTCGGCGCACTGTGAGTAGATGGGTAGTGGGCAACGTAACGCAGCCAATCATGCCATCATACTGCACAATTTCCTTGCCTCGGATGGAGACTTTCTTTCTGGTAGACTCCTCCACAGCATACACAGGCTGTGCAGTGTAGGTCTTGCCGTTCAGTGGGCTGACCATAGAGGTTCTAGTGTCAGTTGTAATCACTCCTGCCTTTCCAACCAGATGCATGAGCGCCTGTAAATCTCCAATCAGTCGCTCAGAGCCGGAGCAATAGCGCTTTCTGCCATAGTGATTATCCCCATCCCCAAGATTGAAAGCCTCTAGAAACAGCCTAATCTGACGTACGGAAGCCCCCAGAACTTCAGGAGGGACGAATTTCTGTGCGGACAGTCCAAACTGCCTGACATACTCCGCAAGTCCCTTGTGTGTAAGACTGACCCTATTTCCATTCACACGCCAGGGCAATCTCATAGACTTCAGGGCTTCTGCCATAACCTCCTGCTTTGGCCCCGGATTCTGGTAGATAGTAACTCTGGGGCGGTCAAGGTCTGTACATCCTTCAGATAGGTACAGCCCGAGGAATCTCATCCAGGCATCGCCATCTACCCTTGTCCCATCAGGAAGGACAAACTCCCCTATATCGGCTTCTGTGGACAGTCCAGTTTGCAGAACATCAAATTCGCACGGGCAGTCTTGTGCAGGAACTATCTTCCAATCAGTAGTTTTCCTTCTTGCCATGAACATATTGTGGGAAGGAGTGACCAGTAAGTCAACATAGCGATTCCTGAACGAATACATCTCCCCCTTGTAGTGTGCCCAGTGAAGTCTTGTGGGCTTCTCGAAGAAACTTGTACCTGTTGCAGGGTCGTAACTGACGCATTCGTCATCCAACGTAACAGCGTTAAAACGCTTCCAACCTGCCTTAGTCAGAACTTCTGTATCCTCAGAGTAGCAATTCACCCCTACGTCCCCTGGCATGAGCTTCTTGAACTCGAAGTTCTCCAGGAACATCCCCAGAAACCCATCCCGCCCGACCCAGCCCCCGACCGCCATCTCAATTCCTGGGATGAACTCCTGCAGCAGAAACGGGACTTTTACCTTCTGCGTCCTGTTCCAATAGTCCAGCATGAACAGCATGTCCGCCGGGCCTTTGGAGACGTAGCTGAGAGCCTTGTCAGCGTCGCCAGTGGGCTTGGAAACATAACGTTTGCCAGTGCTAGTTACAAACTCAATGGCTTCTTTGTAGCCTGAGAACACGTGAGAGTGGATGCAGGCAATGCCGGCGGCTTTCAGCACCTGTTGCCCAGTTCCGCGTTCGAGTTCCCAGCTCGCGCCTTCCTTCCCTGGCCCGAATATTGGATAGCCCTTCCGGCGCCAGGGTTCGAGTTCACCCAGGAAGCGGGCATTGTCGCTGAGTACGATGAGGTCAGCCCAATTCATACTCCCCCGCCAGTCAGGGATTTTCGTCACCAGCCCATCGCCAACAGTATTGTGCGAGCCGTCTTTTTCCTTGGGGAGCCAGAGACGAACTTCATGCCCCTGGGCTTCTGCCCGGAGTGCGAAGTCGAGAAAGGCTGCCATTGCGTCGATCAGGAGGATTTTCATAAGGAGAAGGTAGCGCAGAAGAGGGAAGAAGGGAAGGGGGCAGGGGAGCTGGAGTGGTAGGGGCCTTTCTGCCGCGCACTGCTGATGGGGGAGGGGAGTTATTCGTGGGGATTACTCTGTTGTAATCCGCGCCAATAACCTTAAATTCCTTCTCAGTATCCCCCGCCCTCACCACCCAATGCAATTGTAATACTGGCGGAAGCAGTGTGCAACCCCTACTTGCGCGAACTGCCGCTAATGCGAAGCTATCTTGTGTATAACTGCTTCCCCGCCCACAACACCTGCCCCGGTCAGCCACATTGTCGCATGGGCAGCCTTTCGCACAAAGTCCGCTGCCTCCTTCTGTGACTGCAGCTGGTCGAACACAGTCATGATTGCCTGGTATTTCTCAGTAGGAATCGTTCCATTCTTGTGGGCTTTGGTGAGAATCTGCTTGTAGGCAGTCGCAGCTTCGGATTGCCCCTTGAGGCTTTTGCTGGCCGCGAGCACATCAGCCCGTGAGAGGTCTGCTGCAAGGGCTTGCCGCTGCGCCAGCACCTGGGCTCTCCGCGCTTGGGCCGCCTGTGCTTGAGCTTGGGCTGCCTTTGCTTGCTCCGCCAGCGTTCGAATCCCCTGCTCACGCGCAGTCATTCCGCTGGCTTTCCCCTTCAGCGCCGCTCCTACCTTTGGCAGCTCCCCCAGAGTATCCCGAACTTCTGGGGATTGCACGAATTTCTCCAGCGCAGTCCCTTCCATCGGGCGGGTTTTTTCCATAAAGTATTTCATCGCCAGATCCTGCACCAGCTTTGAAGCATGTGCTCGCGCTTCCTCTGGGGCACCTTTCCCCCCAGCAAGAGAGTCCATCAATGCCTTAACCCCTTCAGAGTTTGAGAAAAACTTAGCAGGGAGTTGCTCAGAGGAGATTTTCTGATACGCATCAGACTTAACCCCGCCCTCAGCCCCAAACACAGCCTTCCCGAACCTAGTTCCTTTTGCTTCCAGCGGCTTGGAAAGCTCTGCCCAGCCTTGCTTATAGAACTTAAACTGAGGTACAAACTCCCCCATTGCAGCATCGAGCTTCTTTGCTGCTTCCTTCGCGGCAGTCCTGGCAATAGCTGGATACCCCTCCAAATCAGCCCCATAGGCAATATCATTCAGATACCGACGTGCGATTTCCGCCTGCTCGAAGGTAATGGGGGTGGATTTTGCAGGCTCAACAATAAGCGGATGGCCAGAAACATCCCGAAGCAGTACCTTGCCGGCCTCCTGCTCACGCGGCCGAAGAAGCTGCGCCAGGCCTTCAATCTTACTTTCGAGGCCTGGCACGCCCTTCACGTTTGCCAGCAACTCATCCACAGGCTTAAAGGCATCAGCAGTGTTGAGATAGGAGCCGGCAGCCTCTTTTTTCAGCGCAGCCTCTTTAGCCGCACTGAACAGCATCGCACCCTGTTGTGCACGGTAAGCTGCTGCTTGCCCCATTTGAATTTTTACAGCATCCCGAATGAGGTCGCCAGTAGCTCCAAGAGACTGTGTACCCTTAGCAGAGGCGGCTTTAAGTTGCTGCTCCAGGTGGGCGCGAGCTGCCTCAGCATCCGCTGCAATGCGCTCATTGTGCCGGGCAATGGCAAGTTCCTCCAGTCCAGACTTCTTGGAGCCGGCCAGGAGTTTGCTGGCCTCTCCTTTCACAAGATTCGCCGCCTCTTTTGTAGTAGCTTTAACAGCTGTCCCACGATAGAGATCAACAGCTTTCCCAGCGAGGCCAGTAACGGCTTCTAACCCTGCTTTCACTAGCTTTCCGCCCTCTCCAATAGGTACAGCAAGCGTACCAAGATTGGCAGCAACGCCAAGGCCAGCAGCAATTTCAGGTTTCACCCCGGCTTTTGCGGCTAGGTCAGTAACAGCAGCGCCGAGTCTATCAGGGAGCTCCAATAATCCTTCACCATAACCAGGCTGAAGTGGGAATTTTATTGAAGATTTAGCGAAAATATCATCTACACGTTTCCTAGCAGCTTGCTGTGGTGTGAGCCGTGGGGCAGGTACAGGTGAAGCTCCGAGGGCTGAGGGCTCTGTTCCTTCAAACCCTGGCTGCCCTTTCAGCTCCGGATACTTCATTGGAAGCAGCTGAAAGGCTTGTTCACGGGTGCTGCCTTCGGGGCCAGTAATACTGTAAGTCTTACCTTCTGGACTAGTGAAAGAATATTCAGGCATGGGAGTTCCTTAGTGCCAACCAGCAGGGAGGGTTGAGAAAGTTGTGGGGGCGGCAGCAGGAGTTGGAGCCGTGCCAGTTGACACATGCTTCGCTGCCCCAAGCGCAACTGTCATTTCCGTGTCCATTACATCAAAAATTCCACTCAATTGACCACTGGAAAGCGCCGCGTCCACAGTCGCACGAGCGTGTTCCTTATCACTTACTGTTGGGATACCTTTAGGGTTAATAGCCCTGGCGTAAGAGTTTACTAGTGAGTTCAGGGCAGTATCAAGTTTCACAATATTGGCATCACCAGTCCCGCGCTTCACAGCATTCTCGATGGCATTGAGGGATTTGAACTGCCCAACATCTACTTTTGAGGCCAGATCACGAGCGACTTGAATCATCTGCTTTGCTTCATTCGAGGCAATCTCCAGATTAGCTACAACAGTTGCGGCTGTACGGGCACCTGCGGTAGAACTGGAAGATTTTGCACGATAGTTAATCTGACGATTGGCTAGTTCCGTTCCGGCTTCAGCCGCATTCATCCCGGTCTCCTTCATAATCTGCGCAATCCCATCATTCCGGGCTTCTATGCGCTTCATAACTGCAGAGCGGCCAAAGCCTGGAACAACCTGCGTTAGCGGCGCACCTTGAGCTACCATAGCTGCTGCAGAGTCTTTCTCAGTCTTAGAGGTCGCGCCGCCAGTTAAAAGCCCCATAGTCATCTTACGAAATTCCAGCCCTTCCCGGCGCAAAGCTGCATTTGTGCGAGCAGTCTCCAGCCGTATGGCCTCATTCTCACGATGACTTCTTGCAGCTTCCTCACGTTGCAACCTCTTATCCTCTTCTGTCGTCAGCAGCTTAAGCTGGTCAGAGGCTTTCATGCCCTTGCGTGTCTGCGCCTCTACAAACGCCGGCAGTGCAGGGTCACCGGGCAGCGGCATCTTGGAAATATCCCCGCCACTACGGGCAATAGCTGTGGAGAGTTGTCCATAGTTCTCCGCAGATGGGGCCGTTTTGAAAGCAAGCGCGGCCTGTGCGAGGTCTTCAGTGGCTTTCGCCTGCTTTTGCACTGCGGCTTCCCGAGCCTCCTTCCCCTGCTTTGTGTAAGCCTCCGCCTGCTGTCGCCATGAGGCAGCCCCTTGCAAGTCCCCTGCAGCCTCTAGCCTTGCAGCAGCTTTCATGGCAAAGTCTGCCTTCTGTGCTGGAGCTTCCACGTCATCCTTAATACCAGCAAGTTCCGCTTGAGCTACCTGAGAGACTTTCGCTCGCACATCAGCAAGTTGCGCCTGCTGTGCAAGTTGCGCCTTTGCCGTGAGCACTTGTTGCTGCTTCAGTTCCGTATCCGCTTGAGCACGCGCTTGTTGCTGCCCGTAGATCATATTATACCCGGCTTGCAGGCCGAGATTCTGGAAGAATCCACCCATTGTCAGAACTCCCTGTCAGTCGAAGGTGTAACCAGCAAAGGCATTGAGGTCAGTACCACCAGAGAGCACAGGTTGGGAATTGAACTGATAGCCAGCTGGGGTTACAGGGAAGGCTTGCCCAGAGGCTGGAGTGATGCTATTGTCGCCTGTGTTCATGTAGTTACCAAGCCAATTCCCCGCAGCACCTCCAATGGTATTCCCCAACGCACTCGCAGCTTGCTGTTGCTGCATGTTTTGATTCGCCTGCAGCTGCCCAGCTATGCCGGGACTTCCGGAAAGGGCCCCTGACAGCTGCGCCAGCCGGGAATACTGATTCCCATAGACAGACTGCTGACGGTTGAACTCATTAGCAAACTCCTGCGAGGCTTGCCCTTGACCATATTGCTGTAGCTGAG